AAAAATTAAAGAAACTACAGCTGGTTTAGGTGATAATGCAGCACCACTTGCTGGAGCTGTTGCTGGCTCTTTAGGAGCTGTTGCAACTTTTGGATTAGGACAATCATTATTAAAATCTAATGCAAAACCAGAACAAGAATATACAACAAAAAGATTACCTGATGGTAGATTTTCTACTACCTTTGGTGGCAATAATGCTAATGTAGTTTTTGCAAGTAAACAATTATCAGAAAAAGAAATTAATGAAGTAAGAACACAATTAGCAGTATTAGACAGTATTATAGATTCTAGTGATCCAAAAAGTAGAAGAAAAGAATTTACAGAAACAGTTGAAATGTTATCAAAAAAATATGGAATATCTAATATTACTGGTAAAAATTTATCTGTATTAATTCCAATGAATAAATAATATGGCAGTAACAAAAGTAGATATAGCTTCAAGAGCATTAATAATGATAGGAGCAAATCCTATTTCATCATTTACTGATGGCACTACAGAAGCATTAACAACAAATACAATATACGAAGAAATAGTAGAATCTACTCTAGTAAGATCAAACTGGAGATTTGCTACAGGACAAAAACAATTATCATTACTAGCTGATGCACCTACTGGCAGATATGAATATGCATATCAAATACCAGCTAATCCACAATGTTTAAAAATTATAGCAATCACTTGTAATGATGCATTACTACAATATCAAAGATATGAAGATAAAGTTTATTTAAATGGTTTTGGTCAAAACAGTACAGTAATAATGGATTATATTTTTAGACAGAATGAGGATCATTTCCCACCTCATTTTCGTTTAGCTATAGAATATAAACTTGCTAGTATCTTTGCTGGTAGTATTGCAAGAGATGCAGCTATGGTTAGAGAGTTTGACCAGCTTTCTGAAAGACAAATACTTATAGCTAAAAATACTGATTCACAGGAAACTACAACGAAAAGACTGTCTACTGAAAGATTTATTACTGATAGGAGAAGCAGTCGTAGTGGACTTGTTCAGTCATAATGCCAAGAAAAGTAAGACAAGTATATACAAATTTTTCTGCTGGAGAAATAAACAATCTCTTAAATGCTAGAACAGATGCCAAAGCATATTTTGAAGGTGGTAAACAAGTAAGAAACTGGTATCTTCTTGATGAAGGTGGAGTTATGCGTAGACCAGCTACAGAATTTATGGCTACTCTACCAGCAGAATGTAGAATAATTCCATTTATATTTTCTAATGATGAAGTAGCTTTATTTGTTTTATCTAATAATAGATTAGATGTTTACAATTCTAGTGGCACAGCAATACAAAGTAATATTACAAGTAATTGTAACTGGACACTTGCACAGCTATTTGAACTTAATTTTGCCCAATTTGGTGATACAGTTTTTATTACAAATAGAGATAATGAGCCAAGAGTTATTAAAAGAACTTCAGCTAGTACATTTACTGTAACTGCATTTGCATTTGAAGAAGATGATACAGTAACAGTAGGTGGTATAAATAAAACTACACAACCATTTTTTAAATATGCAGACAGTGCAATAACAGTAACACCAGCAGCAACAAGTGGTACTGGAGTAACTTTGACTGCTAGTGCTGATACTTTTGTATCAGGTCATAACGGAACATATCTTACAATAGGTGGTAAGCAAGTTAAGATTACTGGGTTTACAAGTGCAACACAAGTTACAATAACAATACTAGAAACACTTGCTAGTACAAGTGCAGAAGCAGATTTTGCAGAACAATTACTATCTAGTGTAAGAGGATTCCCACAAGCTGTGTCATTCCATGATAATAGACTTTGGTTTGCTGGAGCTAGAGATAAACCTTCAGCAGTTGTTGCAAGTCAAATAGGAGGATATTTTAATTTTGATTTAGGAACAGGATTAGCAAATGAAGGTATAAATGTATCTATTACTGGTGATACTGTAAACGAAATAAGACATCTAGTATCATCAAGAAACTTACAAATCTTTACAGATAGTGGAGAG